GCAGCAGGTCGGTGGTGGTCAGGCTGGCGGCCACGCGCAAGCGCAGGATGCGCAGTTCGTTGGCGCTCTTGGCCACCTCTTGCAGGCCGTCGACATAGCTGCGCGCCACCTCGGGCAGCAGCTGGGCGGCGGCCAGGTCGCCCCCGCGCGCCGCGGCGGTGACGGCGGCAAACCGCCCTGCACCACCGCCGGCCGCGGCGGGGTTGACGACGCCCAGGATGCGGTCGCGCTCGGCACGGATAGCCTCACGCGCGCCCTTCCAGGCGGCCAAGGCCTCGGCGGCGGCGCTGGCGGCGGCTTCTTGCGCGGCCTTCCAGGCCTCGCTGGCGGCGTAGGCGGCGGTTTGCTGGCGCAGCAGTTCGTCGGCGCGGTCGGCCTCGGCCTGGGCTGCAGCAGCCGCGGCGGCGGCCGCGTCTTTCTGGGCAGCCGTGAGGGCCTGGATCTGGTCGTACAGGCCAAGGTTGCTGGCGTCGATCTTGGCGCGCTCGCGGGCCTTGATGGCGGCGTCGTTGCCGGTCAACTGGTCAAGCTGGTCTTGCAGCTGGGCGCGTTCGGCGGCCACGTCGGCCGCGCTGCGGGCGGCCTCGGCGACGCTGGCGAAGGCGTCGGCCACGCCCATCAGCGCCACAAAGGCTTTCTGGCCCGCCTCGGTGCTGAGGTCTTGCGCCTGCACCAGGGCGCGGAAGCCATCGCGTGTGCTGGGCAAGGCCAGGCCCACGCTGGCCAGGGTGCGGGTGAGTGCGTCGGTGGTGAGCTGAGCGCGCTCGGCCTCGGTGTAGTAGGCCTGCAGGTAGCCACCGGCGGCCTGCTGCAGGTTGCCGATGCCGCCGAAGAGGCTCTGCAGGGAAACGGCGGCTTGGCCGCCTTGCACGCTGGCCTGCAGGGCGGCGATGCCCAGCGCGTCCAGCACGGTGTTGACGTCGGTGATGGCACCGGCCACGCGGGCGATGGTGGTGGCGGTGCTTTCGTTCAAAAGCGCCAGGGGCTTGACGGAGTCGGCCCAGGCGGCCACCAGCGCTTCACCGTAGCCGGATAGCGCGGTTTCCAGGGATTTCTTGTTGGCCTCGGCATCGTCGGTCAGCGCTACCTTGATGTCGCTGGTGACACTGACCAGCTGCTCGGCCGGCAGCCCCAGGGCTTTGCCGTAGCTCTTGGCCGACTGCAGCACCGACGCCGCGGCCGAGTCCAGGAACTTGCCCACGTCGTCGGGCAACGCAGCCAGCTCGGTCCAGTTCTTGTCGCTGCGGAACAGGCCGCCATTTTGCTTGATGTCGGCAAAGGCCTGGCCGGTGAAGTCGCCATTGCCGAAGGTGCCGGTGACGCCCTGAGCGGTGATCTGCGGGGCGCCGCGGCCGAACAGGTAGTTCAGACCCGCAGCGCCGCTGAAGATCTGATTCCACTTGCTGCTGCCGATGCCCAGGCTGTCTAACCCACGAGACACGTAGTTGGGGCCGAACAGGCCCAGCATGCCGGCGGCGCCACTGTCGATGAACTTGTTGTCGGTGTTGGCGTTGGTGAAACCTTGCTTGTAGGCGTTGAGGCTGACCGTGAGCGCGGCGATGGCCCAGCCGATGTATGGGACCGCGCTGAAGGAAGACGCACCGGCGCCGGCCGCTGCAGTGCCGCTGGCGGGAATCATCCCGGCGGCGGCATTGCCAGCCCCGGCATACACGCCGCCGGCAGCGGCAGCACCGCCGCCAAACAGACCGGACACGTAGCCGTAGGCCGACTTGCCGTAGCCGTACAGGCTGGCCAGTTGCTGGCCGCTTTGCACCAGGTTGCCGGCGCTGCCAGCTGCACCACCGGCACCACCACCGCCCACCGCTTGCAGGCCTACGCTGCCCAACAGCTGAGCGGTCAGTGCCTCGGCCAGGGCGGCCGACACCCGCGCCTTGAGCTCGTTGCCGATGATCTTGGCGAAGTTCTTGCCGAAGTCGCCCCCCTGCTCGAAGCTGCGGCGGAAAGCATCGGTCAGCGCGGTGCGCCAGTCGTCGGCGGCGGCCTTGGCGGCCTTGGCGTTGGCGTCGTCGATTTCCTTTTGCCCGGTGGCAGCGGTGAGCTGGCGGCGCAGGTCGGCCACCTGCTGCAGTTGGTCGGCCAGTTGCTGCAGGCGGTTGTATTCGGCGGCCTCCAGGCCATCGGCCGCGGCTTGCTGGGCGTTCTGGCGGGCGTGGGCGGCGGCGTCGTCCAGGCGCAGTTGCACCAGGGCCTCACGCGCGGACTTGCCCAAGGTGATTTCGGCAATCTGGTCGCGCAGGGCCTGCGCCTCTTTCTCTGCCCCTTCGATGGACTTGTCGATTCCTTCCAGCCACTTGGCCTGGGCCTTGAGGGTGTCTTCGGTGGCGCGCTTGAGTTCCTTGCGCGCTTCGGCCGCCATCTCGGCTGCGCGGGCAGCCTCGAACTCGGCCACGGCTTGCTTGCGCATCTCGGGCGATGCGTTCTTGAAGGCGGCCGAGTTGAAGTACTCCAGGATGCGCTGCTGGGCCTTGCTGTAGCCCAGGGCCGAGGCTTCGGACTCAGCCTGCACGCGCTGCAGATCGGTGACGACGTCGGCGTAGGCCTTGCCGGCATCGCGCAGGTAGTCCAGGCCGTCGCCGTGGTCGCGGGCGGACTTGGCGGCCGCCTTGTCGGCGTCGATGACGGCCTTGACGGATGCCGCGCGCTGGCCCTGGGCTTGGGCCAGCTGGCGCTGCACCTGCACGCCCTGCTGCAGGCTGGCCAGCAGCTTTTCCTGCGCGGCCAGTTCGGCGGCAATGGATGCGTCGCTGGCCAGGAAGTCGGTGGCGTTGGCGGCGGCGATGCGGCCACCGCGCTGACGGTCGCGCAGCTGGTTGATGCGCAATTGCACCTTGGACTGCGCCTGGTCGGGCGTGAGGTCGCGGCCGATGCTCAGCAGTTCTTCCTTGACCTGCAGGATGTCGTCTTTGATGCGCAGCCATCCGCGGTCGATGGAGCCGAGGCTGGACTCCAATTCTTTGGCGCGGCTGATGCCGGCATCGTAGAAGGCGCGCTGCGCAATGGTGGCCGCCTGGGCGCCCTTGCCGGCTTCGTCCAGGGCCTTGATCTGCTTGTACAGGCCGACGGTGAGGAAGTTGGTCTGCTCGTTGAGCTTGATGGACGCCTGCAGCGGGTCTTTGGCCAGGTCGGCAAAGGCCTGCACGGTCTTCTCGACCGCGGGGCCGCCCACGCGCTCCAGGCGCACGGCAGCCTCGGCCATCTGGGCAAAGCTGCCGCCGGCCAGCTGGCCCGTGGCCGCCAGCTGGGCCAGCACGGCGGCGGCCTTGGCCTGGCCGCCTACGCTGGCGCCCACGCTCTGCGCCAGCTCTTGCAGCTGGCCTGCGGTGGTGCCGGCGGCGTTGCCGCTGAGCACCAGGGCGCGGCGGTATTCGGTGGCCTCGTTGGCGCCGGCGCGGTAGGCCAACGTGAGGCCCAGCACGGCCGCGGCACCGCCACCCAGCGCCAGGGTCAGCGGGCTGATAGCCGACGCCACGCCGCGCACGGCAGCGCCGATGCCGCCGAAGCTGTCCTTGATCTGCCCGCCCTGCTGGATGAGGACGGTCAGCGGTGCCTGGCCACTGGACAGGCTGGTGAAGATGTCGGTGAACTGGGCCGGCAGCTGGCGCAGGGCGGCGCGCGTCTGGTTGGCCGACACGCCCATGGTGTTGAGGCTGCCGGTGGCTGCGCGTTGCGCGGCGTCGACCTGGCGCAACTGGTCCAGGTAGGGCTGCAGCGTGCCGAGGTTGGCGCCGCGCTGCTTGGCCAGGGCCTCGAAGTAGGCGGCGGTGCCCCGCTCGCCGGCCTGCGCGGCTGCGGTGGCGCGCTGGATGCTGGCGGCGATGCTCTGGCTGGCGCGGTCGACCTTCTTGCCTGCGGCATCGGCCCCGGCGCCGATGCCTTCCATGCCCTTGCCGGCCTTCTCTGCAGACGCCTGCACGTCGCGCGCCATGTCGCGCACGGCGTCCTTGGCCTCTTGCGTGCCTTTGCGCACGCCGCCGGCGTTGAATTCGGCTTCGAGCTGTACCTTGCGGTCGGTCATGGTGTCAGGCGGTTTCGGCCATGCGGTTCATGGCGGCGACTTCCAGCACGCGGATGTCCTGGTAGAGCTGCTGCCAGTGGTCGGGGTCGGTGGCAACCTGGTCCAGGCGGCGGAAGAGCACGCCGTAGTCCAGCCCGCAGCGCACGCCGGTCATGCCGGCGGTGCGCCATTGGGTGTCCAGCTCGATGAACAGGCGCCAGGCGGGCCAGTTCTCGGGCCAGACTTCGGCGCTTTCGGCGTAGTCCTCAGGGGCATACAGGCCACCTTCGCGCTGCAGCTCGGCGGCCGATGGGATGCGGGTGTACGCAGCCCATGCGGCCGCTTTCAGTTTCCCAAGCGGCCTTCCACGCAGGCCAGGCGGTAGTCCTCCATCAAGCGGGCGGCGGCGGCGGGCATCTCGTTGCACAGCTGCTGCACGTGGGCCAGGTTGAGGTCGACGTCGAGGTCCCAGCCGTCCAGCACCTGCAGCAGGTACTGGGCATTGCGGCCGTTCATGTCGGACATGGCCTGTTGCATGGCGGCGCCCAGGGCGTCTTCGTCCGTGGGGCGGGGAACCTGGGCGTCGGCCAACACCTGGTCGATGAACTTGCCGAACTCGTCGCGCGTGCGGTAGCGGTACAGCACTTCGATGCGTCCGGTGGTGCCTTCGTGCAGCGGCACTTCGACGACGTGCTTGAAGTTCTTGGGGCGGGTGCCCAGGGTGATCTTGTGAGCCATGAGGGTCTTTCGCGGGGGTTGCTGGCATGCCCGTGCCGAGCCCGGCCGCCCCCGCGAAGAGGCGAACCGGGCCCGGTCGGTGCGGGGTGGGCTGCGCCTTAGCTGGCGTAGCGGGTGACGCGGCTGTTGCCGTTGAAGGACACGCTGACGCGGTTGATCTGCCCTTCCTGCATCTGCGGCACTTCGTTCAGGGCCACGGTGCAGGGCATCAGCGTCTTGGAGCCGCTGCGCAGCACGATCTGCAGGCAGGTGTCGGTCTGCACGTCGGTGAGGGCGCGCAACGCGGTGTAGCCGGCCGACGCGATGGAGTCGGCATCGAGCTCCAGCGTGTACTGCGTGGCGTTGAAGCCGTCGTTGATGGAGTAGTCGACGTCCGACTCCACGTACTTGTAGGTGATCTGCTTGGGGTCACCGCCGCTGCTGCGCGGGTTCATCACCGTGGTGATCTGGGTGAAGGTGGTGACCTTGCGCACGCTGCCCACGCCGCTGCCGGCCGGGAAGAAGGTGGTGTTGGTGGTGTCGATGCCTTCCAGCACGAATGTGTTGGTGGCCACGCTCTTGATGCGGGCCACGCGCCGGTTGAGGCGGCCCCAGCCGCTGGTCATCTCCACGTAGTCGCCATTGGCGTAGCCGTGGGCCGCCGAGGTGACGACGGCTTCGGACGCGTTGGTGACGGTGGTGGTGGACAGGACGGTGCCGTAGGCGGACGCGATGTAGAACGTCGTCCCGGTCGGTACTTGAGCCATGGTGGCGTTTCCTTTCGGTTGGTGGCGCCCGAGACGGGCAAGAAAAAGCCGTCCGCGGGTTGCCCCGGGGCGGCTTTAGGGGTGGCCTTGCGGCCTGTTCGGTGGTGGCGGTCTAGGCTTGGGCTAACGCGCGATCAGCGGTCACCCACGATGGCGAAGTCTTGGCTGAGGCCGTAGCGGTTGAGGTCGGGCTCGGCCTGGGCGAAGGGTTCGGACCCGGATGGCTGGGCCACCAGGGTGGCGTGGCTGCGCAGGTCGCCTTCGATGTTGCGCAGCAGGGCGAGCGCTTCGGACACGGTGCTGGACCACACGCTGATCTGCACCACGGCGTGCCGGCGGTCGGCCAGCGCGCCGTCGACATAGCCCCAAGGGGTGCCGCCCACGTGCTGCCAGATGACGTAGGGCACGGGGGTGTTGAAGGGCGCGGTGACGGGGTGCACCTGGGCGCACCGGGCCTTGAGGGCGGCGACCAGCGCGGTTTCTAGCGCCAGGCTCACTTGAGCACCCCGCGGGCTTGCAGTTCGGACAGGTAGCGCTGGCGCATGGCTTCCAGCGCGGCGCCGGCCTTAGCGGCGGCCGGCCGAAGGAAGGGGCGCGCGGCCACGTGCCGGGGCACGGGCAGGGGCTTGTCCTTGTGGGTGGTGAAGCGGCGGGTGACGGGGTCGAAAGAGATCTCGTACCGCTGCAGGTGGCCAAACTCCACCAGGTGGCCGTGCGGGGCTTTGCGGGCGTTCCAGCTGACGTGGTAGACGGCGCGGCCGGGGGCGCTGTTGTTGGCGCTGTAGGCCTGGTAGATGCTGCTGGCCAGGTTGCCGGTGTGGCGCTTGATGCGGCCGACGTTGCTGCGCACCTCGTCATACAGCACCTGGGCGGCGGCCTGGGCGGCTGGGCGTGCAGCTTCTTCGCAGGACACGGCGATGCCGTCGAAGAGGCTGTCAACGCCGGTATCGGACACTTTGATGGTGAAGCTCATGCCGGCACCTCGGCGCTGGTGCACATGAGTTCGAGCACGCGGCGGGCGCCGTTGACGTCGATGGGGTCTGCCACGATGCGGTAGCTTTGGCCGCGCCAGCGCACGCGCCAGCTGGCCAGCACGCCGGCGCGCCAGTGCAGGCGAAAACGCACGGTGGCCTCGTTCTGGCTGGCCTGGGCGGCGACGTACTCCCGCCCGCGGATGGGCTGCAGCTGGGCCCACACGGTGGCGGCCACGGCAAAGCCTTCGACGCGCTGGCCCAGGGCGTCTTCGGACACGCTGGGGGCAAGCAGGTCAACACGCTCGCGCATGTCTCCTGGGTTGATGAGGGGCAGGCCGCGGGGCATGGGTCAAACGCCCCAAAGGCGCTCAGAATCCAGCAGGCGGTGGAACATGGGGGCCTTGTCCAGGCTGCCGGCGGCGGCCATCTCGGGGTTGATGACCCAGAAACTGGCCACGGCAAGGATGAAGGTCTTGACGCACTTGGGCGCGTCGGTGTACGGGGTGGCGCTGCCGGCGGTGACGTCGATGCGCACGCGCGGGCCTACAGCCACGGCACCCAGCGTGGGCCAGCTGGTGTTGATGGCGGGGGCCAGGCTCAGGCCGGCACCCACCGCTGCCCAGGCAAAGGCAGAGCCGGCCAGCACGACCCAGGCGGACCCGTCCCACCATTGCACGGCCACGGCGCTGGGTTGGTTGACGGCAATGACGTCGGTGGCGGCGGGCCAGTCGGCGTAGGTGTAGCGCACGGTGCGCTGTACGTAGAAGCGGCCGGTTTCCTGCTCGGCAATCTGGCGGGCGGCGGTGATATAGGTTTGCAGCAGCGCGTCGAGCGTGGAATCGGCCGGGTCGAGGCGGGTGGAGACTTTGAGCTCGTCCACGGTGACGGGCTCGGAGAAGGCGCTGGCCGCGGGCAGGTTGACGCTGGCGCTGAGCACGGGGGCGCTGGTGTTGCCGGCGGCGTCCTTTGCGCGCACGCGCACGGCGTCGGTGGTCTCTGGCGTGCGGCCGGTGATGGCGGTGGTGAGCACGTTGCCCACGTCCACCCAGGTGACGCCGGCGTCGATGCTGCGCTCGTAGGCGGTGACGGCCACGTTGTCGGCGCCCGCCGGCCAGCTGAGGGTGTAGCCGGTGCTGGTGAGGCTGCTGACGGTGATGCTGCCGGTCAACGTGGGAGGCGTGCTGTCCCCTGCCGATGTGGTGCTTTGCGTGGCAGTGACGGCCGCGCTGGTGTTGCCGGCACCGTCCTTTGCGCGCACGCGCAGGGTGTAGCTGGTGCTGGGCGTGAGGCCGCTGAAGGTGTGGGTGAGCACGTTGCCCACGTCGGACCAGGCGCTGCCGTCGGTGCTGACCTCATACGCGGTGACGGCGACGTTGTCACTGCCGGCCGACCAGCTGGCCTGGATGCTGGTGGTGGTGACGGTGCCGATGGTGATGGGGCCGCCCAGGGTGGGGGCGGTGAGGTCGGGCTCGTCACCGAATGCCAGGGCCCCGGACAAGCCGGGCGCGTCACCGCCGAAGTAGAGGGTGGCCATGGGTCAGGCTGCGGTGTAGGCCTTGGCGCCGCGGCTGGTGCCGTCGGTGCTGTAGGGGACGACCATGTAGGCCACGCCGGGCACCAGGCTGGCGTGGGTGACGGCAAGCACCCCGGCACCATCGGTCACCTGGTTTGACAGGGTGAGCACGCTGGCGCCGTCGCTGATGCGGATGAAGGTGACGCGCGGCAGCGTGGCGCTGGCTTGCACGGCGCCGGCGTAGTTCTTGACGGGGTCGGTGGTGACGGTGCCGGTGCCACTGGTGACGCTGAAGCTGGCCGAGCTGGCCA